AAACAGGTAAAAAACCTGAAAAAGTTACAGATAATCACCTACAAGAAATCCAAAGAAATATAAACGGAATAAATAGAGCTCAAATAGAAATAGGTTCTATTGAAATTAAAAAACATGAAATGATGCATGACATTGCTGGATTAAGAGATAATCTAAAAGTGTTACAAAACAAAATGCAACATGAGTACGGTACTTACGATATTAACGTTGAAGATGGTACTATAAATTATCCAAAAGAAAATGGCGAAGTTAATAAGAAAGATTAGTGTAGGTAAAGACTACAAGAATGACGCTATGCATTACGCTGTTGGACAAGAGGTTTATGGTGGACATACTATTTGTGATATTATAGAAGAAGAAGAAAAATATTCTGTTTATATAAAAAAGAATAAAGATGTATTACCTTGGAAAGACTTCAATAAAAACATGGCGGTATCTGTAGAGTATAACCTAGAATACTAATGAAAAGTGTTTACAACTTTGTTGTAAAACCAATAGGATCAAGATATAATAATATAAAAAAAATAGGTGATTCAGAATTAATAATGAACACCGATATATTTAGGCATGAGTTTGTAAATAGATTGGCTAAAGTTATATCAACTCCAATTATTGGTAATACAAGCATAAAACCAGGGGATACAGTTTTAGTACACCACAACGTTTTTAGAAGATGGAATGACGTAAAAGGTATTGAGAGAAACAGTAGAAGCTTTTTCAACGAAGAAACTTATTTTATAAACCACGATCAAATATTTTTATATAAAAAAAATAAAAAGTGGATAGCTCCAAATGGTTATTGTTTTGTTAAACCTTTAAAAGCAATAGATAAGTTTAATATTAAAAATGAAAAACCATTGCAAGGTATTGTTAAATATTCAGACGGTACAGTGGAGGTTGACGATCTAGTTGGTTTTAGACCAAATAGTGAATACGAATTTATAGTTGACGGTCAAAAACTATATAGAGTTTTATCTAATTTTATTACAATTAAATATGAATATCAAGGAAACGAAGAAGAGTATAATCCAAGCTGGGCGCAAAGCGGTTAACGAATTAATTAAAGTAGCAGAAGAAAAAATTATTACTAATACAGAAGATGATGTTTCTGCTGATAGATTAAAAAATGCTGCTGCTACTAAAAAATTAGCTATATTTGATGCGTTTGAAATACTCAACAGAATCCAAGAAGAAGAAAATTTATTAGAAGGTAAGGAGCCTGAAGAGAAAAAAAGCAAAGTGTTTAAAGGATTTGCAGAAGGAAGATCAAAATGAGTTACGAGCAATCATTAATAAAAATAATAGAACCTGTAAAAAGAACTACAATTAGTAGACTTAACAAGGGTAAAAAATGGAAATATGGATACAATAAAGAACATGATATTATCGTTATATCAAAAACTGGTCAAATTGGTGAAATACTTGAAATACAAAATTTGCGAATTGCGCTGCCAAGAGTGCCAGGGCAATTGTGCAAACATGAATTAAACAAGTGGGTTAAACAAGAACAACCAAAAGAATTATCTCGTCTTAAAAATATTTTTGACTGGAGGTCTTATCCTGAAGAACAAAAAGAACAGTGGTTTGATTACATAGATGAAGAGTTTAAAAGAAGAGACGAAGGGTTTTGGTTTGTAAATAATAATAAACCAACATACATAACAGGTACACACTACATGTATTTACAATGGAGTAAAATAGATGTTGGAGCACCGGACTTTAGAGAGGCTAATAGGATATTTTATATATTTTGGGAAGCATGCAAAGCAGATAAAAGATGCTACGGTATGTGTTATCTAAAGAACAGAAGATCAGGGTTTTCGTTCATGTCATCTGCAGAAACAGTTAATTTAGCTACTCTTGCAAGTGATAGTAGATATGGTATACTTTCTAAAACTGGTGCTGATGCTAAAAAAATGTTTACAGATAAAGTCGTTCCTATATCGATTAATTATCCTTTTTTCTTTAAACCTATCCAAGATGGTATGGATCGCCCAAAGTCCGAATTGGCCTACAGAGTTCCTGCTAGCAAGTTTACAAGGAAGAAAATTACGGCGAATGAAAAACTTGAAGAAATACAAGGGTTAGATACAACTATTGATTGGAAAAACACCGGGGACAATAGTTATGATGGTGAAAAATTAAGTTTACTAGTTCATGATGAAAGTGGTAAATGGGAAAGACCTGATAATATATTAAACAATTGGAGAGTTACAAAAACTTGTTTACGATTAGGTAGTAGAATAGTTGGTAAGTGTATGATGGGATCAACGTCAAATGCTTTAGATAAAGGAGGTGATAACTTTAAAAAATTATATAATGCATCAGATGTCACTAAACGAAATAGAAATGGTCAGACAAAATCTGGTTTATACTCTTTGTTTATCCCAATGGAATGGAACTACGAAGGATTTATTGACGAGTACGGAGTTCCAGTATTCACTACTCCTGACGCAGATGTGCTTGCCCCAGACGGTGAATTAATAGATGTAGGTGTAATAGATAATTGGCAAAACGAAGTAGATGGCTTGAAAGATGATCAAGATGCTTTAAACGAGTTTTACCGTCAATTTCCAAGAACTACAGAGCACGCGTTTAGAGATGAGACTAAAAATAGTATATTTAACTTAGTGAAAATATACGAGCAGATAGATTACAACGAGGAAATGTCTAGAACATTAGGAATTACAACTGGTAATTTTCAGTGGGTAAGCGGGGTAAAAGACACGCAAGTAATATTTTATCCAGATCCAAAAGGTAGATTTAAAGTTAGTTGGGTTCCAAAATCTGAATTACAAAATAGAGTGGTACTTAAAAATGGTATAAAATATCCTGGTAATGAACACATGGGAGCATTTGGTTGTGACTCGTATGATATATCAGGAACCGTAGATGGAGAAGGCTCTAAAGGAGCATTACATGGCTTAACCAGGTTTAGTATGGAGGACGCTCCTGCGAATAGTTTCTTTTTAGAGTACTTATCAAGACCACCTACGGCAGAAACATTTTTTGAAGATGTTTTAATGGCGCTAGTTTTTTACGGCATGCCAATACTCGCAGAGAATAATAAACCTAGATTGTTGTATTATTTAAGAAGAAGAGGTTATAGAGGTTTTAGTATGAATAGACCTGATAAGATATGGAATAAATTATCTGTGGCAGAGAAAGAAGTAGGTGGTATACCAAACTCTAGTGAAGACATAAAACAAGCCCATGCTGCTGCAATTGAAATGTATATTCAAGATCACGTAGGTATGAAGCAAGATGGTAGTCATGGTGATTTATATTTTAACGAGCTATTAAGTGACTGGTCAAGATTTGATATAACAAAAAGAACAAAGCATGATGCTACTATAAGCAGTGGTTTAGCCATAATGGCTAACAATAGACATTTATACGCACCAAATGCAAAAGTTGAAAAACCAAAATTGAATATACATGTTTCTAAATATTCCAACAAAGGAAGTGTGTCTAAAATAATTAAAGAATAATATGAGGAATTTTCCAAGTCAAGTAGTAAGTGATGCTGAAAAACTAAGCTATGAGTACGGCCTCAAGGTTGCTCAAGCTATAGAAGGAGAGTGGTTTGACGAAGATAATCAAACAACAAGATACTACAACAGTAAAAATAATTTCCACAATTTAAGATTATATGCCCGTGGAGAGCAGTCAATACAAAAATATAAAGACGAATTATCAATAAATGGTGATTTATCTTATCTTAATTTAGACTGGAAGCCAGTTCCTATTATATCAAAGTTTGTAGATATAGTTGTTAATGGTATGTCTAACAGAATGTATGATATAAAAGCATATTCTCAAGATCCATTTGGTGTTAGCAAAAGAACTATCTATATGGATAGTGTTATGGAAGATATGAGAACTAAAGAATTAAAAAACTTTGTTAAAGAAAAGTTTGGTATGGATTTATTTAAAAATCCACCTCACTTGTTGCCAGACTCACAAGAGGAGTTAGATTTACACATGCAACTTAATTATAAGCAAGCGGTAGAAATAGCAGAAGAGCAAGCTTTAAACACTTTAATGGAAGGTAATAATTATGAGTTAATAAAAAAGAGGTTTTACTACGACTTAACCGTATTAGGTATAGGCGCTGTAAAAACCTCTTTTAATACTTCAGAGGGTGCAAAAATTGATTACGTTGATCCAGCAAATTTAGTTTATTCCCACACAGAGTCACCTTATTTTGAAGATATATATTATGTAGGTGAAATAAAAACAATACCTATAAACGAATTAATAAAACAATTTCCACATTTAACAACTGAAGATTTACAAGAGATACAAAAAAAGGGTAGAAGTGGTTACAATAAATGGGAGAACAAAAGATATAGAGAGGGTGACAACGATCAAAATAAAGTAGATGTATTATATTTTAATTATAAAACTTACATGAATGAAGTTTATAAATTAAAAGAAACTGCTAGTGGAGCTGAAAAAGCAATTGAAAAAGATGATACGTTTAACCCAGAAGATAACGAAAACTTTACTAAAGAGTCAAGAAAAATAGAGGTGCTATATGATGGGGCTTTAATACTTGGTACTAAAAAGTTACTTAAATGGGAAATGGCAAAAAACATGATGCGTCCTAAAAGTGAT